ATCATAAGCTGCTGGCATATTCTATTTCCTTATTGTGCCACGTTAAGCAATGCAGTTGCCCATCCATCCCATGTTATGAATATAGATGGGGAAATCGCACCATCTTTTGCTATATCAGTAACATTTATGAATTGCTCTGCCCAGTCTAACCAATTATCTTCAACCGCATCAGATATTAAGCCATGATTCGCGTTTGCTTCGCACATCAATGATGCCCATGATTCAAAGGTGTGATGTCTAGGGTCATAAACTTGCATTAGCTATGACCTCTCACGTCTCCAAATTCTGCGTTCAAGATTATATTACCAGTTTGATAATCTCCGCTTTGCACATTACTAACAAATCTTAATCTAAGTTCTCTGCGTTGTTGTTTTAAATCAATTTTACCAGTTGTAGCATCAAACGTGTACGGCCCAGACGTTACATCGTCCTGTTGTGCGTATGGCCGTCCAGTTATGTACAGCTCCATCTCCCCAACCTGCACAAAGTCTGGCTCGACTCTGTCTATTCTTATCCAATGATTATCACCAACCATCGACGATTCAGAAGGTCCTCCAGTAACTATTCCGAGGTCATTTGTTTCGAACATGCTCTTGATGGCGGATATGTTCTGACCTTTTATTTCGTTCGACCCGAATTCATGCTGCCACAAACTAATGAGGCCAGATATTGTTGAGAATGTTGCGCTTACTGTCGCTGTCGCTGTACATATCTTGTCAAGGAATACTTCGTACCCTGATATGGTAGATCCGATAGCTGTAACCAACGAACCAACCTGTATCCCAGTTCCAGCAACAAGCAACCCTATCGCAATATTCATATCTGGGGAAGCCGTTATTATGCTGCTGCTGTTAGTCGTCCCAACATTAGCTGTTAAAAGGACTGTCTCTTCGGATAATTCTGTCCCTGCATTTACTGGGTATCTAAATCCCTGAGCATAGTAACCAGCAGACCGTTGCGCCCCCGGCGACGATCCTGCGTCATACCAAGTCTGCTCTCTCGTATTGTAGATTATTGCATCGGTGCATTCTGTTGCACTCCCTCTTGGGTAGAACCACCATATCTCGCCATACTTTGGAACTTTGGTTGCCCATACTTTCTGTCTTTGTGAGAAGTTCAGATTGTCATAAAACCAATTTGTGTTCATGTTGTTCGGCAATTCTTTTATAACGCCGTTGTACAGCATGAATCTATCTATCCCGCACCAAAAATATATGCCGTCATATTCAATGACCGACTGACTCGATAATATTGTCAGGCTACCAATAATGTCATACCGCCAATAGAGCTGTGCGGAATTGACTGTCATCGGGCTGTAGCTTACTTTGATAAGGCTATCCAAAGCCCAGAACAATCCGCTAGGTGAATTAGACCCGCCCCTGATAGCTATTCCTTTAACTATCTTCTGTGCAGATAAATTCGCCTCGTTAGAGTCTGGGGAATTCCAATCGAAAGCATTGCCAGCAGAACAGTTCTTAATTAACCCGTTGTCTCCATATACGAATACATATGGATGAAGGCACACAACCCCGCCTGAAACTGCAATCAGAGCACCTGTCGGCGCAGAGCCTGATGTGTCTTTGAGCGGGTAGAGAGGGGGGAACACATAAGGACCATTTGAAACGCCTCCGGGGTCGCACGCCATTACATTCGATGTAGTGGTATTGTCGATCGACAATAAATTCTGTCCTGCATGGGACAGCAGCAAATTATCACCATTCCCTGTTGAATCATAAAACCCATCGAACTGCCAAAGATTCTTTTCTGAATCAACAAATACATCCTGTATGGTATCAATCGATACATACATTCCCGACCCAGTTCCACCAATATCCGCCGCTGCCGCTTGCAGAAGCCCATCAAAAGTCATGTTTGTCGTGCTTACTTGATACCCGTTACCCGCTGTTGTAAGTGTAACTACTGTAACAACACCACCTGCAACTGTGACTGAAAACGTAGCCGATTGGCCGCTGTTGCCTGTCATGGTTACACCGGGATAGACCCCGTTTGTGTATAAAGTACCCGCTGCAAATATTGATATAGTGAGTATCGGCCCACTCTCTACCGCGTAAATAACAGTCCCCGACCCTACCCCGCTGCTATCACATGAAACACGCTCTAGCCCTGATTGATAGCCGTTGAATATCCTGTTTTCGCCATCCAGTGAGTCGGCATAAATTCCCCTCGATATGCCGTGCAAATTATCATCGATCTGCCTATAGCCACCGATCTTACGAGGCCGTCCACGTTGAAACCTCACCCATTCGCCATCAGTGTAATATTGCCTATCCAAGACAGTGCCATCGCGCTGAATCCCGGCCTTGGTGTCTAATGCAAAAACCTTTTTAGTCATTTTTATGGTGCGGCATTAACAATGTTATAGGAATCATTTACCAAAATAGCTTGCTGTGCTGGTATCAACGCCACTGTCGTTCCACCAGTGCCTACTGAAATCGTAACCGTATACGCAGCAGGACTTGTTGTTGCGTTATTCACATACATCACTTGAATCGTTGGTGGAACTATAATCGTCACATTCCCCACAAGGTCGCCAGAACTAGTGAATTTTAATAATGTGTTTGATGCTTCAGAGTCTGTGAGGGTATATGTACCAGTCGAGACTTGCTTCACCAATTGAGAAAAATTGAACTGTGTATTTCTTCCAAGACCAACAGAATAGAATGTTGTGCCAGAGCAATGTAGGTGCAATGAATCTCCTGTTTGAAGCCCAACCGTTGCCGACCCATTTAATGTATCAGCACCAGCACAGTCAATCGTCAAAAGACCAGTTCCCTCATTTCTTACTTTGATGAACCACCCATCACCAAGCGTAGCCGCCGCCGTTAAGTTCAGCGTTCCAGCACCGCCAGTCCAAACAAAGAGCTTTGTTCTATCAGCAGCACCAGCCGTATATGTCCCGGAGAATGTTGTAACTAATGTTGTTAGGTTTAATGTTGTCGTGATGGCCTCAAGCCCATATCCCTCAAGAGTAGCTGCATCGGCACTTGATGTTCCAGTGCCAAAGGCAACATTCGACCATGTGCCTTGTTCAGTGGCATTAGTCTTGATGTACACATATTTAGACTCGCCAGCCGCTATCGATATGACTGTATTCGTACCCGCATAATCTTTGACCGTGAAAGTATTAGCCCCCACGTTCCTAAATAATATATCCTGCCCCTTTGAGGCTTGATTAGCGGGAGGCAGGTACACAGACAAGCTGCCAGCCGAGGCGGTGACTTCTGTTATCCTGCCAACCGCTGTTAAATCTGGATCACCGTTGATAGGCCACTGTAACTGCGTGCTGACAGCTATTGTCAACTCCACCAACGACACATCTGCCGGGAGTATCGAATCGCCACTAAACGGGCTTGAGTAACTTGTCATTTTATGTACCTTTCACGAATGCTTGTCGATCCAGTATGCGCTGGACATCTTCTGTTTTCAGGCTTTCGATTACCTCGTTATACATGCTTTGCCATACTGGAATACGGTCATCATTCTTCAGAAACGGGATGGCTTGAAGTAGCGTTCCATAAAGCAATGCTTGTGGTGCGTTGATCGTAAACCAATTGGCCTGTGCATCTGATGATAATGGCTCCACCCTTTCATAATAAGTTACTTCAAACTCCAAATCGGAAGCAGGAGTTGGGGCGACTAGCCAACGGTAGAAATTATAATCGCTATAGTATTTTGGAGTTCCTGTTACTGCTGGATCGGGTGCGTATGCGCGGAGGACTTCATATTTACGCAATAGAACAGGATTGATCTTTCCTGTCGAGTCCGTGCAACTCATGGATACAGTTTTTTTCCATCTTGAAGGTTTTACTAGAACAGGATCAGAGGTAGTGAAATTGCCAGTAGCGACAACCAAGCTGCCAAGAAATTTTATGTTAGTGGCTATAACCTGCTCTGCCAACATAATCAACCGTGGTATCTGATTTATAGTATCAGCGTCAGACCTCTCTAAATACAGGGTGACGTCACTCACCAAACTGTCATACGTCATTACTGCCGCTGCTACCATATAATCCCCTCAATACATTTATTTAGCATAGTTATTTCTCTGGTTTGAGTATGCTGACTATTCCGTTGTTATTGGCAGCACATTTTTTATACTGATCTTGGGCTCTGGCAATCCAGTTAACGATGTCGGTATCGGAGGCAACTCCGCCGGTACTTTCTTCAGTAGGGTCGCGGGGACGTGGGGACAAACCAAAGACCTTAGTGGGTTTGTTGAGCAGCCTGACAGCATCAGCAGACAGGCAAGGCTTATTGGTAGTGATTTTGGAAACATTGATTAGTACCTCCGTTAATGCCTCAGCAGATGAGCGCTCTAGTTCTTGCACCTCGGCAGCTTTCTTGTTGCCGTATTCAACTGCTACTTTATACTCCTCAGCGGCTTTAGCTGCTACTTTAGCATTCTCTACTTTCACCTCATCGTCACGCGCTCCACGACCTTGAAAGTAAGCAGTGGTATGCGAGCCGACAAGGAAGAGTACCACTGCAAGCAGCACGTAGGGATTCATTCTTGATTTACCTTATCATGTATTGATTCAGTAGTCTTGCTTCTAAAGTAGGCTATCAACATTGCAATTATGATACCTATTCCAGCGAACATCTCCGGTGTCATTTTATGGATGAACGCTGGAATGGCAAGCTGCGCCGCGCTTAAACCAGCGATTAAAGTGGCAAACAGATTTGTCTTTGATCTAATCAACATCAACCACCGACGTTTAATAGCTTTCATTTTATTTCTCTTTCGGAAAAGTGCGAAACCAAACTTTGAGTGCAATGAGCCAGCCTTTAACACGTTCTATAAAATTATTCACGCGATCATTTCTCCATTAAAAAGTTGCGCGATCTTCAGCCCATCAGTAAATTGGCAGTGTGCCATTTCGCGATTATGCTCCCATCGTCCCGCCCACTCCAATCCAACGTCCTCAGCAATCTGCCCGCACTTCTTCCACAAGGCGGTATTGTTCCAGTCGATCTTTCCGTTCTGGATAGGCGCGAAGTCGAAAGCCAAACGGTAGTTATGGTATGACCATCCGCCATGAGCGTTTGTTACAATAGCACCAGCGGTTGCCCTGCCCTGTGCGTACAGCGCGTCTTGCGATTCCTTGTCGCGGTAGGTGGAAGTGATGATGACATCAATACCGTCGACCATGCACTCAGCAATGAATTTCTTACACAACTCCTGCACCTTGGGGTGAAGGTCAGCGATCTGTCTACTGTTAATCATTGCCTGTCACCATTCCCACGCTCGAGGAGCCGCGTCACCTTCGCATCAATCTCACGAACGGTTGTTCTTAACTCGGCGGTTTCGCGCACTCGTTCAGCTTTCAAGTTGGCAATCTCGGCGGTGTTGGTGGCGATAATGGTTTTAACTTCTGTTGCCCAACTGAACATAGAAACTATCAGACCTATAGTAGCTATAATATGTGTGATATTAAATGCGGCACTAACTGAGAATTTATTGTCGCTCCTCCGCCTGTTGTGCTGGTCTGGCCGCCTGTCCCGGTAGCTATCATCATCTCCAACATTATCACTCATCTCAGACTTCCTTGTTTATTGTTGTGAAATCGTTTCTACGCAAGAATCTCAGCCGCACGTCCTGCGCCTAT